TTTAGATGTGCTTAAATCAACTACAGGTGTAGAGAGCTGTGAATCAGCTATTAGAGTGAAACAAACTTTGGCAGCTTTATCCACAATTGGATTGTGTAGTATAATGGGCTACGAGTTTAGTTTTGACACTTGTGTGAGAGGTTTATCAGGTTTTAGTTCTATATTATCTAGATGTTCTATTATAGAGTTGTTGATAGCAAATGTTAAATATTTCTTTGAAAGAGCTTATATGGCCTATACAACAGGTGATTGGAGAGCCTTGTTGGGTAGCAATGAGACTGGTGATTACACTATTCGTATAGATAGATTGAGTGGTGTGTTAGGTTTAATGTCCAATGGCTTTATAATAGCAGATACAGAATTGTTTGAGACTATGTTAATAGAAGTTAAAAGTTTACATCAGTTAGGAGAGAAATTAACACGAAAGGCTACTGGACCAGCTATAGCATATTTTCAGAGAATGCAAACTTCTGTGACTGCTATGAAGTTAGTCATTCTCAGACAACAAAAATCAGGTTCTGCAAAACAATCACCTTTTGGCTTATGTGTTTATGGTCCAACCGGGCAGGGTAAAACAAATTTTGTACAAATGACAACGTTGGGAATGTTGAATGCACATGTTCCTGGTTCTGGAGTTCCAGGTGTAATACAAACTGCCATTGCTGTAAATAAGTATGATGATGCTGGAGAAGGCAAGAAAATTATGATCTTAGAGGAGATGGGGGCAGCCGAACCATCAAAAGCTGCCGATGGTACTATTCTTGTGGGTCAGATGCAGAGATACTTAAATTCTGCACATGTTCCTGGAAATTTTGCTGACTTAAATCATAAAGGAACTCTCTTGCCCTCATTTGATATAGTAGTAGGTACAACTAATGTCAAAGATTTAGGTGCTAGTGAAATAGCATCTGAACCAGCATCCTTGTTGAGAAGATGGGATATAATTGTTACTCTCATAGCAAAACCACAATTTTGTGTTGGAGGTGTTCTCAAAAGTGAATTAGTAGGTTTGCATGATGATCCTTGGTCCATAACTTTAGAAGTTGTAGATGTGGTAATTGATAAAGAGAAAATTATAGATAGCGCACGAACATATACTCATACAGGATGGAAAAGTGGATATCAGTTTATCCCCTTGATCTATTGTGATAAAGAGATGAAAGGAGTAGATTATAATACAGCATTTAGATGTATACGAGATATGTATTTAAGGCACAAGGAGAGAGAGAAAAATTTTATGTCAAAGAACAATGCTGTTATTATGTTGGGACTTTGTTCACACAATATACCTTATGATTTTTGTCAAGATGATGAGTGCAAGGAGAAAAAGATGAATGCCATAACAAATCATGCTGGTAAGTTAGAAGAATCTCAGCCAGAGGTAGCTAAGTTTATTAAATATGCTCGTCCTTCTATTTTCAAGGCAAGTAATGGTCATGATGAGAAAATAAATGCTATGAAAGATAAGGTTTCCTCGTATTCTATAGGTTCTCTTAGCAATGAAGATATTAGAGTATATTGTAGATATGTTTATAATTTAGATATTAGTGTAGAAACGGCATATGATATAATAAGTATGTACAATTGGCATAGTGAGCACGCTGGACGACAACATGAATATTTCTCTTTGGACAAGAAACAGAAGTATATTTTGCAGAAATGTTGGGAAAGGTTGGAAGCCACTCCTTTCCTAGGAGTGCACGCTCCTTGGGTTGTTTGTCAAGTTATGCAGGATGATTTTGAACCTGTTAGAATAGGTACTTTCCAAGCTCATACCCACCAAGTTGATAGTCAGAGATATAATATATGTCTTCAAAATGCGACGCTGACTACCATGACAGAGGAATGGGTTGATGAGAAAGCTAAACATCCTATATTAACTCGTATTTATGCAGGAACAATGGGGTTGTAGACCTCTTATGTCTTTTATATCGTCACACATGCCTCAAAGTGACACAAATGCCTCTGTGGGTTTTATAGGACTGTGTGGTGCTTTTATAATTACTTGTTTTGGCTATATACCTATAATGATTTGGCCCTCTATAATAGGTGCGTGTATATATGGTTTTGTAATGTTTCTTCTTCCTGTGATTATGTTTCTGACGATGTTGATAAGAAAGTTTCGTGAGTATAGTGATTTTATACAAAATAATGCAGTATTAAAGAATATAGCTTTAATAATAGAATCGAAGAAGATATGTTCTATGAAGTATACTAAGGTGATA